CGCACAAAGAAGTTCTGGCGGCCTTTGATGAAGCCATAGCAAAACTGGAGGCAGCATGATTCGACTCATAACTCGCTTTTTTGACGACATTCACCGCATAGCCAACTGCTTAGCATTCCCCCGCGCACAAGATGTACTGGTCAGCTTTAGCCAAGACGCCACCGATCAAATAGTCGAGGCCGCTACTAACTACCGGAGAAATAAGCCAAGAGCGAAGAAGCTGACCGACCCCACTTTCCTACCTGAACGCACCGAGTATGAGGGCTAGCCATGACTGTCCACTCTGCCATCTACGACCTACTAAGCCGAGGGAGTTGGTACACAACCTCGGAGATTCAAGACCTCCTCCGGCTCGTCCACGGTAAGCGGCAAATGTCAGAGTCTGCGGTTTCAGCAAGAACCCGCGAACTTCGCAAGGAAAAGCACGGACACCACACAGTTCATTCACGACCCCGGCAAGGATGCACCGCTTGGGAATACAGGGTAGAGCTACCAGCAGAGAGACAAGAGGCAGCGTAGAGTTGGAACCCCTCCCTTACTACAAGTGGCACTGGCAACGATATCGGGCTAACAGGCGGGTCCAGCGTATGAGCTGGCAGGCCAAGGGTCTCTATCGGGAACTACTGGACGAGTATTGGGCTGAAGGATCGCTCTCGTTGGATCACGGAGAGCTGTCGGAAATCTGCGGATGCACCTTGGAAGAGTTTGAGATGTACTGGCCTCAAATCAAAGGCTGTTGGGAAGAGACGCCGGATGGCCTAGCGAACGCAACGATGGATTCCATGAGGACAGAGACCGATTCGAAGCGGGTGACAAACGCCAAGAATGGTAAAGCGGGCGCTAGAGCTAAGCTGGCAAACGCCAAGCAAACGCCAAGCAAACGCCAGACATCCGCCAGCGTTCGCCATATAGAAGAGAAGAGAAGAGAAGAGAAGAGTAAAGAAGAACAAAAGCCTTCTCGCGACAAGCGCGAGGTTGATTCAAGGCACGTACCTTTCAAGGTTGAAATCGAGTGCTACCAGAAGGCCAAGGGCGTTGTATTTGCATGGGACGGCTCAGACGCAAAGCAGCTTGACCTGCTCCTGAAGTCAGCTCCAACGCTAACCTTCGAGGATTTCAAGAAGTGCCTGATGCACCGGGCTAGATCGCCTGGAACCCCGCATGGGGAGCGACCTAGGGTGTGGCTACCAAACATCCTGAAGTACCAAGAGGCACCACTGAACGAATTTGGGAAGACGGGAGTTGGAAATGGAAACAAGAATAGCAAAACAGGCGGGAACATCGATGCGGCTAGGGGCGCTCTCGCCATCCTTGCAGAAGCAGAACGCAATTCTAGCCTTGCTGACGAAGTGCAGCCTGAGGCGGGGGGCGGCGGTGAATCAGGAGACCTTGGCCATCTACGCACAGGATCTATCGAGCTACGAGAATGACGACATCGCGGCCGTGCTTGATGCCATGGGCAAAGAGGCACCGCAAGACTACAAGCAGCTCTGGCCCGCCATTGGCACGATGCTGGAGGCTATCAGGGGCAGGATACGCGCACGTAAGCCGTCAGCGGATCGCGAGGCGATCGAAAAGGCGAACGCCCGCATAGCCCACTTCAAAGAGCATCCAGAAGAGTACGTAAGCATGAAAGAAATACTGGATGCGCTCGCGGATAAAAGGGGGATGGCATGAAGCCAAGATTCAATCCCAAAGGAGAGGTCGCAGGGTTAGTCGCTACTAATTGCGCATCCGGCAAGCATGGTCACTGCTTCAGTTTGAAGTGTAGTTGCGATTGCCACAAAGAAAGCTCTGTGAGCAAAATGTTGGCCAAGAGCGAACGTATATCTCAACTGAATGCGAGGCTTTCCCGGTGACTCCAGAGACAAAGCTACCCAAGAAGCTAAGCCCCGGCGAGGAGACTTTCGCCCTGCACTGCAAGGCCCACGGCTTCACTCCAGAACGGGAGTATAGATTCTGCGAGGGCAGAAGGTGGAAGTTTGACTTTGCATTTCCCGAGAACATGGTGGCCGTTGAAATCGAAGGTGGCATATGGTCCGGAGGGCGCCACACGCGAGGCGCCGGTTATACAAAAGATCTCGAGAAATACAACACTGCTGCCCGTCTTGGCTGGAAGGTTTACCGCTATACGACTGAGATGGTGACTGCGGGAACGGCAATAGGCGACCTGCTAGATACGGAGGAGTTGGCATGAGTCAACATGGGGCAGAGTTTCACCGATGGCTGAACGGAGAGTTCCGCACAGACGGCTTTCAGAGCGAATGGAAAAAGGGCCAGCTTCGTCGGCGAGCAGAGGAGATGGGCAAGCGGCAGTTTGTGAGTGCCCCACAGACCAAGGCTCGTCAGGTGACTAGGACCTATTCAGACCCAGAACGCCAGCGGGAGAAAGTACGCACCAGCCTGCAGAGGCGCAGGCTAAGGCTGCAGGCTGAGGGAATCTGCCGTGATTGCGGCAAGAGTAAGGCTAAGGAAGGCTGCACGAGTTGTGATCCATGCCTAAAGGCGAGGTATCAGAGACAGAAGGCGCGACGGGCAGAATTGAGGGCCGCATGACCCTACAAGAACGCCTGCAGCGCCAATTTGATAACTGTACCGGCCCGGCGCCGAAGCAGTTTGTGCTGCCAAAACCCAAGTCTGGTATAGCTAAACATTTTGAGTCTCAGAAGCTGGAAGAAATAGAAGTTGAATACAGAGAGTGGTTTGATAGGGAGAAGGGGCGATGAAGGCACTGAGTATTAGAGCGCCGTGGTGGTGGTTCATTCTCCACGCGGGCAAAGACATTGAGAATCGGGATTGGCCCACAAAGTTCCGCGGAACTGTCTACGTTCATGCCAGCAAGTGGTGGAGTAAATCAGCGGTAATCGAAGATGCACATGTCGCGATGGATTGTTACGAGCGAGCGGATGTTCCCTGCAAGGCTGAGATGAAGTGGGAAGCAATGAAGGCCCGCGGCGGCTGCATCGTCGGCACCGTGGACATCGTGGACTGCGTTTCGGAGAGCAAGAGCCCTTGGTTCTTCGGTCAGTATGGCTTCGTGCTGGCCAATCCGCGGGCATTGCCTGAACCCATACCATGCAAAGGCGCCCTCGGATTCTTCGACGTCAACCTACCACCAACCTCTAGCACCTAACCAGAAAGGGAGATTGATATGAGCGAGGCAGACTACAAGGAAAGAAATGTCGTCGATCCAAAGGGAATCGTTCAAGTGATGAAGAATTACTGGTGGTGGTGTGTTGTCGGTGACCCAACTAGGGCTCTATTCTATGCGCCCAGGAAAAGCGGTATCGGTAGCCCCCAGTGCAATCCCATAGAAGCAGTAGCGCAAAGAGTTGGGGAAAACTTGGGGCATGATAAGCGGGCTCAATTGATTCAGATACCGCTTGCGTTCTCGCCGTGGGAAGACTAGTAACGCTCAGCACCACCTGAAACCACCCACCTCTAGGAGAGAGTATGAGCAACAGAAAGAATATGGGAATCAGAGAGGCCAAGCGGCTGGCGATATCAAGTGCGGCGGGGATCATTGAATCCTGCGATCTTGGACAGCTATACGGAGATGCTTCGTACTCGGAGGATGACGAGGATGTTTTGACCAGAGCACAGAAAGAACTCGTTGAGTTCCTACACAAGAAAGCAGGCCGTTCATGAATAAATCAGTGACCACTAAGGCCGTAGAAGATGGGACAGATGACAGGGACCATTGCTCCAAGTGTGGCCGCGAGATTGTACCTGCCTATGAATCTGGTGGATGGCAGCATGTTTGGGGTGAGATGGAAGAAAAGAATTTCAAAGATCTAGCCGCCAAAGGGTGCTTCAATTGTGCCACGCCTGCCGCCAAGTTGCCCAAACCCTCTGCTCCAGCTTGTGCCCATGATGCAGGCTTTGATTATGTGGATCCCGGGCCTCTTAGTGATGACATCATCTTGAAGACTTGCAAGAAGTGTAAGCAGGATGTGCCGCCCCCAGCCCCAGCCCCAGCCACCGGGGAGAGCAAGCCGCCCCTCCCAGACGGTGAGGAGTTATTGCCGCCGCTGGATGTGATTTCCGCCGATTACGAGTATGAGCGAATAAAGCGGGTGGCTAATGATCTGCGGTGGGATTCAAAAATGGACGCGCAAAACGCCATCAATATAGCCACTAACGAGTCGGCTTCTACCAAGTGTCGCGAGCGTCAACTGAAGGCAGCATTAGCCGAAATCAAGAGGTTGAGCAGGCCCGTACCCACCCCTCCCAGCATGTCAACAGGGGAGTCAGCCACGGATGCACTAATTGCTCGCTATCAAAAGGCGCTGGCTGACCCATCTACAAGCGTGCGTGACGCTAGGGGGCTTTCGGTCAATATTCAAGCACTTCAAAAACTGAAGAAGAGAATGGCAGGCGAGGACCCCTCCCTGTCAACAGGGGATGCCGCAGACGCTGAAGGACGTGCATTGCCACCCCATTGTGAGTTCTGTGGACAGTGGATGTTTCGCAAGGAGGTGCAGGTCCGCTACGAGGCTAACAGGCTAGCTTCCAAGCCCTCTCTATCGCCAGAGATGGAGCAGCTATGCCGAATGCTGCGATCCAAGGCAGAATGGGCCGTACGATCAATGGAGAAACCGTGCGATTACAAATGGCCAAGGAATGAGATGGTTGCGTTGCCACCGTACTATCACCTGCGAACCTACATCTGCGAGGCATCACCTGAAAACATCCTAAAACTGCTGGACCACTTTGAAGGTAGGTAGAGCATGGAGACTAAAGCAATGAGCGATGAGGAAGCAGTAAAGGCCCGGCACCCCGGCGCACATGTCCATGCATTCGGATGGCTAACGGGGCAGGTTCACATCATCACACACGAGAACGGCAAGGCGGTATACCTGTCCTCACCATTTCCAGCGCTAGAGGCCGACGAAGAGGATGGGGGAGGGGAGTCAGATGCTAGTGATGAGTTAGCTGCATGGGCCGATGCGCGGGCATGTCTTGAACCCAACCCAGTAGAAGCTGAGGAGCAGTGACACGATGAGAGTTTGGATTATCGACTTGCAGTATTTGTGTATCCCGCTGTTCTTTTTTGGACTAATGCTGTGGGCAAGGAAGCCGAGGAGCGGTGATGGAGACTAGATTGATACCGGAGTTACCGGCGAAAGAGCGGATAGAGCGAACCGTCAAATGTGACGTATGTGGATGGCACACACCTGGAGTTCCGCAGCAAGAGAACCGGGCATTACATGCTGAAATAGCCGACAAAGACTCCACCATAGCCCACCTGTCAGCCCAGATAAGCGAGATGACGGCAGCACTGGCCCAAACGACCGACAACTACAACACGCTTCTGGATGATGCCGTAAGTATGCGTGCAGAGTTGGCGAGGGAAGGGGAGAGGGTAGCGGAACTGCGGCAGGTTGTGAACGCAGCCATTGGCGTGAGAATGCATGGGACCGATTTCCTCAACGGAACCCACGCTCAAATCCTGTGGAGACTCGTAGATGCTTTACTTGAACCCAAACCCCTTGCACCCCTAAGCCCCGCACCCACCACAAAGGAAGAGGAGAATTAAAAGATGGTTCGAATAGGCGATGTTCCCATGAAGTGCCGCAGTTGTGGCCATGAGTGCCGGTTGGATGATTGCAATGCTGACGATCCTATCGGAGATGGCCTGTTCGGCTGTCCCATTGATGATTGCGGCGGAGAAATGGAACAAATCGGGGGCCGGTCCATGAATTCAACACCGCGCCCCGCACCCACCAAGGAGGAGATGTAGATGAGAGCGCATTTGAAATATTTTAATTATGTGGTTCGCCATAAGTGGTTTGTGTTTCAGGCAGGGCGTCGGACTGGCGCATCATTATGGCGTTTGCTCAAGCATGATTGGTCGAAGTTTCTGCCTAGCGAGTGGGTTCCGTATGTCTGGTATTTCTATGGGGATCGGGAACAATTCGCCGAGAATGAGCGGTGGTTCAAGGCCACTGGAATCAGCGTCGGCCCCTGGCTGCATGAGGTTGAACGCTCCTTTGATTTAGCGTGGCTCCATCATCAGCGGCGCAATGATCACCACTGGCAGTTCTGGGTATTGCGCAATGACGATGGCACGACTCGGGCGCTGCAAATGACCGATGCGACAAGGAGAGAGATGCTTGCTGATTGGATGGGCGCTGGCAGGGCAATTACGGGCAGGTGGGAGACTGCGGAGTGGTACGCCAAGAACCGCGAGAAGATTATGCTGCACCCTGAAACGCGGGCATTTATTGAAGCAAAATTGGCCCCAGACCAACCCAAGGGAGAGAACTAGTGAAGCGAAAGAAACGAAATCTGCAGGGTGAGCAGATAAGGCCCGTAACTTTAGAGCTAAGAGCAGGTGTGCATGACAAGCTGGAGGCATTAGTTCCGGCCGGCAGCTCCTTGGTGGAGACCGTGGAATACATGACGGAGTTCTACTTCGCTCGCAGGCTAAGGCGCATAGGGCGAGATAACCAACAGAATGAAAATTAGTGCTTGTTAATCGCATGACGTAGTACTACGCTAGACGAAGTCCCTCCCCAGTGACTGCTGATGCCTGACACAGCAAAACGTCGGGCCTACCTGTAACAACCAAAGCCCTTGGAGTCTCTAAAAATGGCCCACACGCGAGTGCTCCATGTGGAGCGCGGCTTTCACATGTCTAGAACCTATGCGGAACAGGTGATGCGCGACCACTGCACGATAACCTGGGACATCCCCGGCGAGACGATACGCGACACTACGGACGAAGAGCGGATCGCGCTAAGGGCAGATCAGGCACAGCAGAAGAAGCTCCTTGAGCCTCTTGCGTACGCAGAGATATCGGGGATTAAGTTCAAGGGTCCATTGCCGATACGGTATGACCTGATTCGCGCTGCGCATGATCTTATGCCGAAAAAGCCAGTCAAGGATGCATGCCTGAAGGCAGCTTAGACACTCTCTACAAGCTTTTACTGCTGGCTGCAATAGCTCTTGTATGGTTTGGATTCTTGGAATTAGGCAAACGCTAGGGAGGCGGTGGTCCTGTCTAGGCAACAAGTAAGGCCCGAGGTTAGATGATGATCTGGTGCAAGCTGTTAGGGCATAAATACTCCGTATGTTTTGTGGGGGGAAACTGGTACGACGCAATGTGCTCTAGGTGCGGCGTCGTACGCACCCATCAGGCGGGATTTGAAGGCTTATTCCAGGCGTTGCTCGATGACAAAGAAGTCAATAATGTCGGGGAGGAATAGGGTAGGCTAGGTGTTCTCAGGCATAACGCGGTGGGACTTAGTAGTTATGTTCGTCCTGCTGGCCGCTATCTTCACCTTCGAGATGCTGGGAGTCTTCAGCCCGAAGATGATTACTATCACCCAGATAATTAAAGACTTAGTGCCCATACCTTGCAGGGTGATGATCCTCGCTTGGTTAGTGTGGCACTTCTTTTTGTCTGACATCGTGAAGCAGCTGACACCTAAAGGGGTATAACCATGGGCGGATTCGCCACAGTTCTAGGCCCCCTCGTGGGGCAAGCGTTCGATGGGCTTGCCAAGATCATTGGCGAGTTCCACATGTCGCCAGAAGAGAAGGTTCAAGCCCAGCAGGCTATTGCTGATGCACAAGCTCAAGCTGTGGCCGCCGCACAGACCTATGAAGTCCAGCTGAATACGATAGCCGGCGAGAACATCCGCGCAGATGCCGCGAGTGGGGACAAGTTCACACAAAGAGCTCGCCCTACGTTCATGTATGTGATTATCGCGGTGCTTGGCTTCAATTACATCGGCCTGCCATTCGCTCAGATTTGGGGCTCAAAAGTCGGGCCTATCGTGTTGCCGGGAGACCTACTTACGCTATTTGGCGTGTGTGTGACTGGCTATGTGATGTCCAGATCGGCCGAGAAGATCGCAGCATTGCCTGGAGACTCGCAAGTTAGCGTGCTCGGCATGAAAGTGGGGAATAAGTCATGAAAGATGTGATTCTGCTTGGAATTGGCTTTGTGTCCGGCGTGTTGGTAACCGGGGCCTTTGGTGCAAAAGTAAAAGTCTCTATTTTCAAGACGCTGGATAAAACTGTCGCGAAGATCGAAGGCAAATGAACTGGCAGATGGTCACCGCCATTGCCGCTATTCTTGGCGGACCAATAGCAACATTTGCAGCAGCAGCTTTCTTTTATGGAAAAGCGATAGAGAAGATTGCCACCAACACCCGCGATATTGCCGATGTTCGCGGGTCTGTTGTGAAGCTTACAGACAGAGTTGAAGGGCATGGCGAGGCTATAGCCCACCTGCAATCTCCTCGCAGATATGTTAACGGGTCATCCCACTAATGGAATTCTTACATCTTTTCGAACGACTGGAGAAACAAATGTCCGCACTCACTGATGCAGTAACCGCCCTCAAGACAGCTGTAGACGCCAACACCGCAGCCGTGGCATCTGTCCCAAGCTCTGCCGATGCCGCAGCCGCAACTGCTGTGGTCAATGAGGCAACCGCCCAACTCGTCAAGAATAACACCACCCTTGCCGGCGATGTCGCTCCTGCTGTCTAAATTCATCCTCATGTTCTCGTTGTGGCCTATCCATAGCGGAGACGGCTGCGACGTGAGTGGGGAGCTTTACTTCTACATGGGCGATGACACGATGATCGGCATTTCGGACGCTTCATGTGAAGCAGCCAAGCACGACTGGACCACTATGCACGTAGATCCCCTAAGGATGAGCAGAATCTAGATGGAGTACTCGCAAGAACTCGCTGACGCAATATGCGAACTGCTGGCAGAAGGCAAGAGTACTCGACAGATTTGCAGCGCCGAGAATATGCCGTCTAAGTCTAGTGTTTTCAAGTGGAAGAGGGAACATCCTGAGTTCGCGGACCAATACGCGCGCGCGAAGGAGGACATGCTTGAGAACTATGCCGAAGAATTGGTAGAGATTTCGGACGATACCAGCGGCGATGTTACCGGCGAATTGAACATGCCGAACAGTGTAGCGGTCCAGCGGGCAAGGCTAAGGGTGGATACGCGTAAGTGGGTGTTATCAAAGCTAGCAGCGAAGAAGTATGGAGACAAGCTCGATATGAACCTCTCCGGTAAAGATGGTGGTCCGATCCAGGCAGCGATTGCAGTCACGTTCGTAAGGACCAATGGAAGCGATCAAGGCTGAGTTCCCCGAGAAGCTAGCGCCACTCTTTGAGCCTCACCCATTCAAGACGCTTTATGGTGGACGAGATGGCGTCAAGTCGTGGTCAATAGCACGAGCATTACTCATTATCGGCGCTAACCCGGGCATTCTATGGCCTGGCAGGACTGAAGGCCCGCGCATTCTCTGTGGTCGCGAAACAATGGATTCGATTAGAGAGTCTGTGCATCAGCTCCTGAGTGACCAGATAGGGAACCTAGGGCTTCATGATTTCTATACCGTCCTCCAGTCAGAGATTCGAGGGGCAAACGGCACGGAGATCATGTTCGCCGGCCTCCGCAAGCAGTCAGTCTCATCCCTCAAGTCTTATGAGGCGATAGACATCTTTTGGGGGGAAGAGGCATCAACGGTTAGTCGTCGCAGCCTCACCATCTTACTGCCAACGATTCGTAAGGCTGGGAGTGAGATCTGGTGGTCACTGAACCCCGACCTTGAGACAGACGCGGTGTATCAGGATTTCGTGCTTGATCCACCGCCTAACTCGTTCGTTTGCAAGATGTCGTACAAGGACAATAACTGGCTCAGCAACGAATCGAAGCAAAAGATTGAGTTGCTGAAGGAAAGAGATTATGACACCTTCCATCATGTTTACGAGGGCGCCACACGATCAACTGTTGAGGGTGCAATTTACAAGGCAGAGATCCAGGCTGCCGAGAATGCCGGAAGAATTAGAGAAGTCCCCTATGACTCACTCATGCCCGTTGACACTTTCTGGGATCTTGGCTTTGCAGATCGCGTCAGTATCTGGGCTGCGCAGCGCACACCTTTTGAGATAAGAGTCCTCCGCTACTACGAGGGCGACCATCAAGCCATTGACTTCTACCTCCGCGAGATGCAGACATGGGGATATGTTTTCGGTACGTGCTTCCTACCGTGGGACGGTGGGACACGGAGCCTGGGAACTGGCAAATCTATCGAAGAGCTGATGAGGCTGAAGGGTTTCAAGGTCAGAGTCAACAGGCAACTAAGCGTTGCTGACGGCATCAACGCAACCCGCACAATATTCCCGCAGCTCTACTTTGATGCCAAGCTGTGCGCTGACGGGCTTCAGTACCTCAGGCGCTACCAGTGGGGACCAGCGACAGCCCTTGGTGTATCACGCAGCCAGCCATTACACGATGATGCCAGCCACCCTGCAGACGCATTACGCACGTTAGCTGTAGGGATCAAGGAACCAGCGCGTAAGGCCCAAGAGACCGCCCCGCAGAGCTATTACGGAGCAGATGGATGGATGAGCTAAGAGGATATGACAATGCCAGTCGATAAGACCAAATTACCGTCAGAGGGTTCGCCTAAATCAGTGGCATCTCTACTCAATTTCGGAGCCAATACCCTCACCTCGGCCTTTGCTTACAAGCATGGCGTGGTTACCGTCTTTGAGTTCGTGCTGTCAGATGCCAGTACTCACTTCCTCAAGGTTGCCTCTAATGGCTCACTCGAGATTGGTGGCACCCTTGAGCTGGGCACCGGCACAAAGGTGATCTGGTAATGACCCAAGAGGCCAGAATGAAGTCCGAGGCCCGCAAGAGTGTGGTGAAAGAACTGATGGCTGCTGGCCATCCTCGGCATGTAGCGCGCCAGTTGGCGGACAAGGCCGTAAAGCAGGCGCTCTTGAATCTTGCGGCAGGAGAAGCAAAATGAAGCCAGCATTGCCTAAGCTCAAACCCATCACCCCGGAGATTGCAGCCAAGATCCGCCTCAAGGTGAGTGGCAAGGTATCAAAGTGAACGCCGAGACTGAAGCCGCAATGTGGCTTGAGGTATTCAAGGCGTGGCAGCATGAGCGTGCCATAAAAGATGCCAAGCTCGTCAAGTCCATCCTTACCGCGTGGGGGATTGTCTAGGTGGCCGCAGCGGTGGAAGAGGGCGACGACTTTCTAGGCATAGCACGCAAACGCTTTGCCGCAGCCGCAGAGGACGAAAAGCAGCTTCGCGCCAAGTTCATTGATGACCTTCGCTTCGCCTCGCCTGACGGTGAAGAGCAATGGGACGCAAAGATTGCGATGGACCGCAAGGCTGCTGGCCGTCCTACACTGTCATTCCCGCGTTGCCATACGTTCGTTCAGCAGGTTTCAAATGAAGCCCGCCAAAAGAAGCCGCAAATCAAGTTCGCCCCCCGCCTCGACCAGGACAAAGACACAGCCGAGATCCTTGAGGGCCTTGCAAGGTTCATCCAGTATGACTCCCAGGCGCAAGTAGCCTATGAGACAGCTATTGAGTATAGTGCCGGCGCCTCGTGGGGCTTCTATCGCTTCCTGACAGAGTATTGCAATGATGACTCAGACGATCTTGAGCTGAAGATCAAGCCGGTTCTCGACCCGCTTACCGTTTATGGAGTCGTAGTGCCTGCGATCTTTGGCCGCAAGCCGCGTTACTGGTTTGTGATCGAGGACATGCCCAAAGAAGACTTCGAGGCCCAGTATCCCAAGGCCGAGATGAACTCGCTCTCATGGGCTGAAGCAGAGAAGCAGGGCGAAGGATGGGTTGGGTCTGATACCGTTCGCATTGCTGAATACTGGTGGGTAGAAGAAGAGCGCGTCAAGGGTAAGCGCAGGCCGCAAGTCACTATCAAGACATGCAAGACAAACGGCATGGAGATTCTACCCGGCGACGATGGAGAGAGTTCCAAGACGGAGTGGCCGGGCACTATCTGCAACATCGTGCCTGTACTTGGCAAGCAGATGATTATCGAGGGCAAGCCAAGACTGTTCTCTGTTGTCCGCCCGCAGAAGGCCGCACAGCAGCTTATCAACTACTCCAAGTCCCGCATTGCTGAGACGCTTTCCACCTCGCCCATCACGCCGTTCATGGTGGCCGATGGCCAGATTGAGGGCTATGAGGAAGAGTGGAGCACCCTCAATACGACTCAGCGGCCGTTCCTGCGTTACAAGGTGGTCGATACCAGCGGCAGGCCCATTCCGCCACCGGTACGCCAGACCTTCGAGCCTCCAATCGCAGCCCTTTCTTCATTCGTCGCGCAAGAAGTAGACGACATGAAGGCCACAACGGGCATATTCGATGCATCGCTCGGCAATTCGGCCAATGAAATAAGCGGCAAAGCCATTCTTGCCCGCAAAGATCAGTCCAACCTGACCACAATGCACTACATCGACAACCTTGCAAGGTCGTTCAAGCAGGGTGGCGACATCATTGCAGAACTCGTTCCTAAGATCTATGACACTGAGCGCGAAATCGAGATATTGGGTGAAGACGAGAAGCAGAAGGTAGTCACGATCAACAAGCAGTACCAGGATGGCTCAGGTAAATCGCGTCATTACAAGGTCAAAGACGCCAACATGAGCTATGTCGTCACGATGGGGCAGGCGTTCGACTCCAAGCGGGCAGAATCGTTTGACACGATGCAACAGGTATTGGCAAGCGCCCCAGACCTCATCCACATAATCGGGGATATTTTCTTCAAGCAATCAGACTTGGCCGGCGCGGACCAGATAGCGGAACGTTTACAGAAGATGCTGCCTCCGAATCTCCAAGATGGCGATGGAGAGAAGGTGCCACCGCAAGCACAGGCACAGATTCAGCAGCTGGGACAGCATAACCAGGCACTCAATGCGGCCTGTCAGACGCTGGAGAAGCAGTTAGGCCAGTTGCAATTTGAGAAGACGGCCAAGACTGTCGAGCACCAAGGCAAGATGCAGGAGATTGCAGCCAAGGCACGGGCTGACATGGCGCTTGAGGATAAGAAGCTATTCACCGCGGTGACCATTGCAGAAATCAACACCAATGCCCAGATTGTGAGCGACCGTGAATCCGATCGCAACGCCCTGGTAGCTCAGTTCCATGAGCAGGCGCACGACGTAGCGATGGCGCATGTAGGCGCTCAGCAAGCGCAGCAGGCCGCAGAGCAGCAGGCAGGGCACCAGCAAGACCTGCAGGCGCAATCAGCCGATGCGCAGAGCCAGCAGAGCGCACAGGACGCGGCACAGCAGCAGGAAGCGCAAGCGGCACAGCCAGAAGAATAGGGCTTGCTAGCTCGGCATCACCGAAATAAACGATGGCAAATGTTCTGGAGCGGATTCGCAGGTAAAGATCCAGTTATCCGCTATTGGGTTAGCCCTCGATGTGACTATCGCTATCCCGAGTCCTTCGACAACCATGCGAGGATGCCGGGCTTCTCCGCAATCAGAGGCCCCGCGAGCGTCGAACAGTAGCTTCGTCATGCCCAAGTTTAGCACCTTCGCCTGCTCGGCGTAAGAGCACAAAGGAACCACAATGGCAGAAGAGACGCAAGCGGTATCGTCGCCCGCAGAAGTAGCAGACCCGTTTAATGGTGAGCATGTCAGCATGTCTGAGTTCCAGAAGTATCGGACTGAGGGCGAGCTTCCCGAGAGATTCAAACCAGCCGTAGCGGAATCGGCCCCCGCAGACACTCTGGAAGAGACGGAGAAACCCGAGGGCGAAAGCTCTGAACCAGCACCGGACTCGGAACCGGATGACAAGCAGGAGCTACCGCAAAAACTTAGTCCGTACGAGAAGCGCGTCAAGCAATTGCTCGCAGAAAAGAATCAGGCGCTCGCAGAAAAGAAGGAATTAGAGCGCCAGTTGGCCGAGAAACAGGGCGTTAAAACGGACTCGTCCCCCGCACCGGCACCCACGCGATCTAAGCCAACCATAAATGACAAGAACCCAGACGGTACTCCCAAGTATCCCGAGTACGAGGATGTCGTTGAGGCAATCAGTCGGTGGGCGGCACAGGAAGAGCGGGCGACTTGGCAGCGCGAGCAAGAGCAAAAGGAAGCGAAGAAGGCGTTCGATTCCCAGATGAGCGAAGTGCGGGCACGGCATGATGATGCGGATGCGGTTATAAGCCCGACCATAAAAACACTCAACGAAGCCAAACTTCCTCCAGCGGTTCACGAGGCGGTTGGTACTTCACCGCAATTCTTTGACTTGTGCTACGAGCTGGGAAGCGATCCGGAGAAGCTGGAGAAATTCATCTCTTTGGCGCAGACCGATCCCAGAGCGGCAATCAAGCAAGTATTTGCTGTTGAAGACAGGGTGGGTTCGCAGCGTTCTATGGCGCGCGACGAAGCGGGCAAGTTCACCTCAAAAGCGGCTCCTGAACCGAAGAAAACCAGTGCTCCGAAACCCCCATCCCCGGTGGGCGGTGCGAGTTCGAGAGCCTTTGACGTGAGCGACGAAAGCCTTTCTAACGAGGAGTGGTTTCGGAAACGTAACCAGCAAATCGCGGCAAAGAAGGGCTGAGGGCGCTTGAGGAGATCCAGTGGCAAATAGCCTTCTTTCCCCCACAATTATCACGCGGGAAGCACTTCGCATCCTGCACGCCAACCTGAACTTCATCTCTAACGTAGACAAGCAGTACGATTCGCAGTTTGCGAACTCCGGTGCTTCGCCTTCGGGCAAGATCGGACCTTCGCTGACGATCCGCATGCCGAACCAGTACACGGTTCGCACCGGCTCTACCCTCAGCACGCAGGACACTGTTGAATCCACCCAGGTGTTGACGGTCTCGACCCAAAAGGGCGTTGACCTCCTCTTCACCTCGCAAGACCTCACCCTCACCATTGACGAGTTCAGCAAGCGGTATCTCCAGCCTGCTATCTCGACCCTGGCAACCAATATCGAAGCCGACGCCCTGAGCATGATAAAGGACGTCTACAACGCGGTTGATGACAATGCGAATCCGTTCAGCTATAAGGATTTCGCCAACGGCCGCAAGACCCTCAACCAGTACCTCGCTCCTCCGACTGACCGCGTTGGCGTGCTTAATTCTGGCCACGTTGTCTCCTACACGGACGCCATCAAGGGTCTGTTCAACCCGCAGGAGTCAGTCTCGAAGCCCTACCTTACCGGCAAGATTGGCAAGGTCAACGGCATCGACACTTACGAGAACACCGTCCTGAATCCATTCCAGTCGGGGACGTCTGCGGCGGCAACAGGCTATACGGCAACCCTGACCTCTGGAAGCTCGACTGCGGTTATGGCCGTTGGCGCGAACACCTTCCTTAAGGGTGACATTGTTACCTTCTCGACGGTGTTGGCGGTTGATCCCGAAACCAAGGCAAGCCGCGGATTCGTGCAGCAGTTTGTGGTGACCGCGGACTATGCTGGTGGTGCGGGCAACCTGTCAATCTCTCCGACGCCTGTAACTGCTGGGGCAGCCCAGAATGTTACCAACGTCGGCGCTGGATTGACTGTGGCCAAGGTGGGTGGCGGCGCATCTGCGCTCTACTCGCAATCCCTGCTGTTCCACCCGGAGGCATTCGCCTTCGTTACTGCCGATCTGATCGACGTGTCGAAGTATGGCGCGTGGGGCACTCGTCAGGTGATGGACGGCATCTCCATGCGTATTGCGCAACAGTACAACATCACGAACGACAACGTTCCCTGCCGTATTGACGTACTGTACGGCTTCAAGACGTTGCGTCCGCAGTTGGCCTGCCGCGTTATCGCTCTGTAGCACCAAGGGGGCCGGGAAACTGGCCCCCACCTATTCATGGAATGGAATTTTTGTGGCACATTATCCGGGCGGGACTCGAACCCACCACTTTCCGGCTTGGCCGCCATTGTGCTGGTGCTAAAACCTCACGGCCGCAACCTTTCACCGCTAGCTGCGCACCGTTTAGACGCATAGAACAGAAATCTACGCCGCCCACTGGCACATGCACTTGCCGAACGTCCTACCGTTAAACGACCGCGATAATGCGCCACAACGATTCTACACCTATGACCAGCGAAGAAATCAAGAAAACACCCGCAACCGACGTGAGCGAGAGGGCATGGCTGAAGGAAATAGCCCTCCAACTCGCGCTACTCAACGAAAAGAAGAACCCATACAACGGGAGACCGCATAAATAATGGCAACCGCGTTCGATGTCATCACAAGCGCTCTCAGGCTTACTGGCGTACTAGCTGACGGAGAAACACCGTCGATAGACAACGCCAATACGGGCCTGTCTGTGTTCAATGACATGCTGGACGCATGGAATGCCGAACGTCAGGCGATCTTTACGACGCGATCTGATGACTTCCCCTTCGTGCTCAACAAGCAGGCTTACACGCTGGGATCTGGCGGTGATTTCAGCATCCCGCGGCCAGCACGCATTGACGGCATGAGCGCAATTCTGCTGACGAACCCTGCGAACCCGGTAGAAGTGCCGATGGTGATGTGGACCACCGAAGAGTGGCAGAATGTGCCCGTCAAGCAAGTCAATGGCTCGTTTCCACTGGGCTGTTATGACGATGGTGGATTCCCGCTAAGAACGCTCAACTTCTGGCCTATCCCGACCGATCAGTCGAACAAGGTCAGAATCTATAGCTGGCAGGCGTTAGCCGCTCAAGCCCTCACGGCGGCGGTCTCGTTTCCTCCGGGATACGCGGAGGCGTTTCGCTACAACCTGGCCGCGAGGCTTGGGGCTGAATTCAATGCCCCCCCCTCCTCTGTTGTGATCGCTCTCGCTCAACAGGGTCTAGCAAGAATCAAGACCATGAACGCGCCGGAATTATTGCTCAGGTCTGACCTCGCGCCAGATCCGACAGGCTACAACTACCGAGCAGACTTATTTGGGCTGGGCTGGTGAAGTTCGGGTTTGTCGGTCCCTCGTATACGGATGGCTCCAACGTTGTATCGGATGAAGAATGTATCAACTTCTTCGCTGAGACAATCGAGACTCCAGGGGCGCAGACGCGGTGGGTTTACTTCGGCACGCCGGGGCTAAAGGTATTCACGACCTTTGCAGATGGCCCCGTACGAGGCCAGTGCTGGACGGGAACTAGACAATTCACCACATCCGCCGACACGTTATACGAAGTATTTGCGGATGGTACTTCCATAGCGCGAATGACTGGGACTCTCGACATATTCGGCGGCCCGACATCCATTGCGTTCAGCAGCGTTGAACTACTCATAGTCGCTGGCGGGAAAGCTTACTGTTACAACCTCGCTGCGAACACATTCAACGATGTGACCGCGAGTCTTGCCGGCAGTCCTATCAAGGTCAAGTACTCGGACGGGTACTTTATCGTCATCTTCGCCGGGAGCAATAAGTTTCAAGTATCGGGGATTCTGGACGGCAATACTTGGCCCGGTATTCAGGTCAACGAAGTCTCAGTTTTCCCCGAGAACATCGTTTCAATCGAAGTCAGTCACCGCGAGCTTTGGGTGATCGGTCAGCAGCACATCCAGCCCTACCAGGACACCGGAACAGAAGAGATATTCGATGTTATCCCCGGAGCACTGATTGAAACAGGGGGCGCGGCAACCTTCGGGGTCGATCTGGTAGACAATACAGTTTTCTGGATAAGCCAAGACGCAAGAGGCTCATTCCAGGCATGGAGGGCGAACGGCTATACGCCTTCGAGGATTTCAACCCATGCGGTAGAGGCTGCGCTTTCGTCTTATGGGGCTGCCAAAGTCTCGAACCTTGTCAGCTACTCCTATCAGGATGCGGGGCACTTGTTCTGGGTGCTCTATATCCCCGGAACGGACTGCACTTGGGTCTATGACGTGGCGCAAAGTCTTTGGCATAAGCGAGCCGAGTGGCTTCCCACCTCTGGAACCTACGGCCCACACCGCGGCTGGAATCATGTCTATGCCTTCGGGAAGCATCTTGTGGGTGACTGGGAAACCGGCACACTTAATGAAATGAGCACGGATTTCCTTGACGAGAACGGGAATACGATCACCCGCCTACGCCGTGCTCCAACAGTCGTTCAGGAAATGAACTTCATTTACCACTCGGATCTCACGGTGGACTTTGCAACCGGCCTTGGACCTCAGGCCCCACTTGTGGATGGAAACGGCAACCCTAGACAGCCACAAGCAATGCTGCGATGGAGCGATAACCGGGGCTCTACTTGGTCCAATCAGCATATTGCGAATTGCGGATTTGCAGGCCAATACAATACGCGGGTCATCTGGAGACGGTTAGGCCGTTCTCGGTATCGCGTCTATGAGGTTAGCGTCTCAGACCCCATCAAGTGGACCATAGTTGACGCTTATTTGAGGGCGCAGTGAGTAAGCCCCTT